ATGGGGCGCCCACGCAGTGCAACACACTGTCATTACAATTGTTATTGTAATGACTTAACCAAAGGAACACAGTAGCCATGAGCAATAAGACAGTCAAAAGCCGGAATCTACCTTTTAAGTTAGATTCCGCGCGTATGACCATTTTCGATTGGGACTTGCAGAGAAACTTTTTTGCAAATGCCAACGAACTTACTGCTAATGGGATTCAGATAACTGAATCGGTTGGTCATCGCCTTCCGCACGGGAAACCGCGCATTAAGGATGGCGATGTTGGAGGTGATTTCTTCACCCAGAGTCGTAGGATCGTGGGATCTTCTGATCCCATGCACCTATCCTACTCCTCTGCTGCCTTCCGTTCCGATTATTACGGGACGGTTCAGTGGCAGCCACTTGACCCGCGCAACGGCACCTTTCCGCCTCCAGCAGCATCCTCGGATGCTCAACTGGCGGCGTTTGGTGCCACTGCTATTGCGCGGTGTAAACCAACAAAATCGACAGCCTCGTTGTCAGTCGCATTAGGCGAGCTCTACAAAGACGGTCTCCCACGACTTGTGGGGATCGGCTCTTGGAGAGATAGGACATCCAAAGCCAGGCAGGTGCCTGGCGATGAATATCTAAACGTCCAATTCGGCTGGAAGCCGTTAGTGCACGACATCAACTCAACAGCTGATGGAGTGCTTAACGCTCACACACTAGTAAATCAGTATGTGAGAGACGCTGGGAGACCAGTGTCTCGAGACTATCGATTCCCTACTGAGCGATCACATGGACAGAAAGTGTTATGGGGCAATGGTACTGAATACATTGACCCATTTAACTCTCGTCTGGACAGTGGTTCCTTGAAGCCTACCTATTATACAGATTCAACAACTGTTGATAGGTGGTTCGAAGGCGTATTTACGTATGCTTTACCTCGTGGCATCAAAGATGTCATGGGTAAGCACGTAAGCGCCGCTTCCAAAGTTCTTGGAATCGAACTTACTCCCTCAACTGTTTGGGAGTTGGCTCCTTGGAGTTGGGCCGCCGATTGGTTTTCCAATACTGGAGATGTAGTTTCTAATCTCTCGGATTGGGCCAACGATGGCCTGGTTCTGCGATATGGGTACATTATGGAGCATTCAATTGCTACACGTACCTATTTCACTGAAGGCACAAGGTATCTACCTTGGGCCAACAGTTCTCCTCCTCCGCTTACTTTCATTACTGAAACTAAGCTACGGAAGAGGGCGAACCCCTTTGGTTTTGGCTTGAATTGGGACAGTTTGACTTCGTCTCAACTTGCCATTGCCGCTGCTCTTGGGATTTCCAGGAGTTAGTAGCTAGTGTTTCACTAGCGTAAAAACACCAAGACTCGCAAGAGTCAGATTAAGGAGTACGCCTATGTCATACGCAGACCCTCAAACCATTACTATCAATGCAGTTACGACGAGTCTCCCCCGCACTAGTGTGGGAGAGAACAAGTCCAGCTACAAAAGTAGTGATGGTCTGATCACGCTGTCCGCCGCTTCCACTTATGGAAAGCGGACTCGCCGTGTTCTAAGGGTGGATCATTCGAAATACGTCGTCGATCCACTCATTTCCACTCTCAACCAGAAAGTGGGGATGAGTTGTTATCTTGTGTTCGATATCGAAAACATCGGATATTCGAACACCGACGTGAAGTATGTGTTTGATGGGTTTAACACCCAGCTACACGCTTCATCGGATGCGCTCATCACCAAGCTTCTCGGTGGTGAGTCGTAGCGACAGATACGGTGCCAATGGCGATTCGCAGGGGTTCGTTGAAGATCCCCGGCCTCGACTTGGTTACCGTGCAGTTGGGCCCATCATGGCATCACTACTGCTTGCAGTAGTGATCCTTGATGTCCTCATCTGCCTGCTGCTAATCCTCACAAGTATTCTGTTTTATCAAATATAACAGTTTACCTGTGACCTGTTAACCGTAGGCCAGGATTCTAAACACCTCTATTTAAGGAGGGCTAGATGAAAAGCCTGCAGTTACTCTGGAATGTGTTAGCCAATGAATGCGCTAACATATGTTGCACTAGCGCCGCGATGGACTGTAAAACAGTTCATCGTCGCATCAAACACGAAGGGTTATCGTTTTTAACGATAACCTTGCCACAATTTGGTAAAGACTTTCAAAAAAGTCTGGACCAAGGAGTGGTAGATCGCAGTCTTTTCTCTTCGTTTAAGAGAAAAGGAGAGCTCCCCCGATTCCTCGGAGGTTATCTCGATCTTGTGTTTGATCGCACTAGTGGTCGGTTGCTAGATGAACCTTCCGTGGATGCAATTCGAGTTATACGCCAACTTACGTTGGTATTCTCGAAGATTGAAATTCCCTGCAGTGATGCGAGGACTTTCAATGCCATGGAAGAATTCATCCAGTGTGAGCAGGATGTTAGACAGTTTGATAAAGGGCTTACGTCGATTGATTTCGAACGTTTCAGCTCAATGTCAGCCTCTGTCTTTAGTACGGTTTTCTCCAAAGTAGATCGCAAGATCTACGATGGTGAAATCATACCACGACATGGTCCAGGTTCTACTGCTGATAAACTTCTGGGTAACCAGAAATTTAAGCAGCGAACTTGGACCAAAAGGTTAGAAGAGGTCTTCCACTTTGGAGACCATCTCTTTCCTTCTCCTTCATACTATGGTAAGTATGAGGAGGTCGACATCCTCGAACCCGGAGAGGAGTTGCCAGTAATGGTAACTCCTGTTCCTAAAACGCAGAAAACGCCTCGAATAATCGCGATTGAGCCCACTGCAATGCAGTATATGCAGCAGGGACTTCTTCGTGAGATTATCGGAGCTCTTGGAGAAGATGACTTCCTTTCCAAGGTTCTCGGATTCGAGGACCAAACGCCTAACCAGCGGATGGCCCAAGAAGGTTCCCTTTCAGGTAACCTTGCCACACTCGATTTGAGTGAGGCTTCCGATCGCGTTTCTAATCAGCTCGTCCGAGAGATGACAAGAAGGCACCGGCATTTGCATGCCGGCGTCGATGCATGTCGCTCACGTAGAGCTGTCGTACCTAGAAAAAACGGAAGTACAATTATCCGTCTTTCTAAGTTCGCGTCTATGGGTTCAGCACTCTGCTTTCCTTTTGAGGCTATGGTATTTCTTACTATAGTTCTCATCGGGATTGAAGAGTCGCTCAATCGCCCTCTAGCTCGCAAGGATATTTTATCTTTACGAGACAAAGTGCGCATCTACGGTGACGATATTATCGTGCCCGTAGATCACGTGCAATCCGTTGTCGCTGCGCTCGAGCATTTTGGTGCTCGAGTGAACAGAGGCAAGTCCTTTTGGAACGGAAAGTTCCGAGAGTCTTGCGGGAAGGAGTATTACGATGGCCATGACGTTAGTATAGTCAAGGTTAGACGTATGCTCCCAACACAACGGAAGGACGCTACCGAAGTCATCTCTGCAGTTAGTACCAGGAACCAGCTTTATTGGGCTGGTTACTGGGAAACTGTGAAATGGCTCGACGATAAGCTTTCACGGATCCTTTTCAGGTATCCGTTGGTTAGCTCATCGTCTCCGGTGCTAGGTAGAGAGTCCGTCCTCGGTTATCAAACCGATAAGATGGATCCTCATACACATAGCCCCCTAGTCAGAGGCTATGTGGTGTCTACTAGATCTCCTTTCAATCGATTGGATGATCATGACGCCCTGCTCAAGTTCCTTATTAAAAGATCGGATAAACCGTTCTTTTCTAAGGATCACTTGGAGCGTTCTGGACGCCCCGTAGCCGTCAACATCAAGCTACGGAATGCCTCACCGTTTTAAACGGTAAGGGTGCCAAAGAACTTGGCACGTGCGGGAGATCGAAGCCG